GCCCTCCCCGCCGCCGACGGTGCGGAGGTGAGGCATGGGAGATGGATTCCATCAGACATGGGAGGCGGAGAACCAGACGAAGCCTATATTTGTTCCGAATGCGGAGAGCCATGGACTTTGATTGACGGAAATCCGGCAGAAAACAATATGCGGTACTGCCCTAACTGCGGCGCTCGTATGGATAAGGAGGACGAGCATGACTAAGTGCTGTGCCACCTGCGCTTGGTACGAGGACTTCCAGGGCGTGTGCTTTAATGGGGATTCGCCGTACTGCGCCAACTTCACGGAGCCGGACCAGCGGTGCAGGGAGTGGGAGAGAAAGGGAGAATATAAATGACAATTGCTGGATGGATTATTTTTGTTTTTATGGCGGTTTGTTTTGTAGTTTTGGCTGTAGGCACAATTTTGTGTGCTAATAGTTTAGCCACCAGAATTACCGTGCCGATTCTTTGTGGAGTTGCGACAATCGCGGTGCTGATCGGTATGTTGTGGTATTTTGGAGACACAGCCAGCGGACAGCGGGCTATGGTGGATCAACAAAGCAATATAGGCAATGGCCTTAATCGTATTGTCCGTGTCTACACTGCAAACGGTGAAATCATTGCAGAGTTCGATGGGAAAATCGACATTGAGGGCAACGATGGCGGCTATGTGCTCTTTGATTTTGATGGGAAGCGGTATACATACTACAACTGCTTTATAGAGAGCATAGCGGAGATTGGAGGATAAAAAATGAGAGAAGTCCTTTTCAAAGCCAAGCGGCTGGATGGCGAGTGGGTGGAAGGTAGCCTGATTGTCTACCCCGATCAAACAACAGAAATCGTTTTCGATATGGGCAGCATTGAGGAAATGGGCAAAGCATTTGTCCGCCCCGAAACCATCTGCCAGTACACCGGAATGACCGATAAGAACGGGAAGCATATTTTTGAGGGGGACAACGTCTATGACCCGCACGAGAACTCAATATACACAGTAGAGTGGAACGAAGATAATGCGACTTTCCTGATGGCACATGACTGGCATAGAAGGAGCCTGGAGACTGCATACTACTGTGAGGTCATCGGCTCCATCCACGACGGGGAGGGTGATTATGTTCAGCGAGGATAATAAGCACTGCCGAGAATGTTTCTGTGTAACATGTTTATATTTTCATACAGATGAATGCTTGGACGGAGAAGATATGTGTGATAAGTGTGACAACCAGTCCCATACAGAAAACTGCCCATGGTTTGATGACAGCGAGAGTATGCAGAATGATAAAGGAGATAAATGACAATCTTAGCGATTGACCCAGGGGACAAGCAGAGCGCCTATTGCTTTATAGACAGCGAAGATTTACGTCCGCTGCGGTTTGGCAAAGAACAAAATGCTGTGGTCCTTTTGATTCTCCAGTTGGAGAAGTATGATCTTGTAGTCATTGAACGCTTGGCAAGCTACGGCATGCCGGTTGGACGCAATGTTTTTGAAACCTGCGAATGGGTGGGGAGATTCACGCAAGCAGCACAGAAGCCAGTGGACTACATATACCGCCAGGATGAAAAGCTCCATCTCTGCCATGACAGCAGGGCCAAGGATGCCAATATCCGACGAGCACTGATTGACCGATTTGCAACCCATGATCTGAAAAACGGGAAGGGGACGAAAAAGAACCCAGATTGGTTCTATGGGTTCTCTTCCGATGTATGGGCGGCGTATGCGGTTGGAATTACGTACACAGAGACAAAATTAAAATTGTAAACAAAGTGTTAAGATCGTCTAACAATTTGACCGAAATGGAGGGCTGCGATATAATTTAGACAGGAAATGGTTTTATACATACGCAGGCAAAGAAAATTCATTTTCTTTGCTGCTATGTATAAAACAGAAGATTTTCTTCCTCCTTCGCCCGGCTCCGAGGCGGTCTCAATATCGGGCGTACCTCCTTTTTCTTTGGGAGCGCGAGCCTTGTTCTCGCCTCCCTATCACCCGGCCAGAGCGGATTTTGGTGCAACTCCAAAACGGGTGACCATTCCCAGCTGGGGAAATTTGATGGAAGGAGATTGTGCTTCCACCGAATCAGCAAATTGCTTTGCGGCCGCGAAGCGAACCGAAGCACGTACTATTCGACATTTTGCTGAAAACTTCGCTGGGGTGCTAAAGTACACGGTGCCCATGGATAAGGTGTACGACAATTTAAGCATAGGTACGTGTGACGGTGTAAACAGGCCCGCGGAAAGCCTGACAAAACCCGCAACATACCCCGCAAGGGGTATCTGGTCCGCTATCTCAAATGGTCAGAGCGCCCGGCTCATAACCGGGGACATCCTGGTTCGACTCCAGGGCGGACCACCAAAAATAGATTTTTATTGATGAGGTTAGTTATGGCTGCACGGTTGACAGATAAGCAGAAAAAGAAAATAGTGGCTGATTATCTGGAACTTGGCAGCTACAACGCAGTTGCCAAAAGAAATCATGTGTGTGGGGAAACTGCTCGGCGTGTCGTGGAGGCATCTGAAGATTTCGCAGAGAAACTTAGACAAAAAAAGGAAGAAAATACAGCCGATATCCTGGCCTACATGGAAAGTCGCAGGCAAGCAGTATGCGATATTATTGAGGTAGGACTTTCCGTTCTTCCAGAGAAGATTCAGAATGCACGCAGCGCCGCAGAGGTTACGACAGCGCTTGGGACACTGATTGATAAATTCACAGCATTTGGCGGTGGGCCTGGGAACGATGCCAAGGAGGATGGCTTGAGCCAGAGTTTGAGAGAACTGGCGGAAGGGTTGGAAAGCGATGAAAATTAGTGTTTTAGGGACTGAATACACTATTGAGTATAGAAATAAAATTCAAGATATATTGTTAAATGATTGTGATGGATATTGCGATAAAACAAGTAAATGTATTGTTATCGGGGAAAAGGAAAACGATAGTGAGTTATCTGACTTTGGCCAATATCAGAGGAAAGTTTTGCGACATGAAATAATCCATGCATTTTTATTTGAAAGTGGGTTGCATGAGAGTTGGCAACATGAGCAAGGCCATGACGAGAGCTATGTGGATTGGATTGCTGTGCAATATCCAAAGATGAAAAAAGTATTTGCAGAGGCAGGATGCGATGATTAGTCCACAACAAAAGAAAATCCTTGCATTCCCATACTCCAAATATGATGCCATTATCTGCGATGGTGCTGTTCGGTCCGGAAAGACATCTATCATGATGTGGGCGTTTGTTCGCTGGGCCATGGAAAACTTCTCTGGTCAGCGGTTTGGTATTTGTGGGAAAACCGTTGATTCATGCTCAAAGAATATTATTGTCCCTTTCACAGCTATGACGCTGGCAAAAGAAAAGTATACCATGCGTTGGCGCCGGTCAGAGAAGATACTTGAGGTGCGGCGGGGAACTACGACAAATTGGTTTGAGGTATTCGGCGGCAAGGATGAAAGCAGCGCAGCACTGATCCAAGGGCGAACGCTGGCAGGTATTCTATTGGATGAGGTTGCGCTTATGCCCCGTTCCTTTGTGGAACAGGCCCTGGCGCGTTGTTCTGTAGATGGAAACAAGAAATGGTTCTCCTGCAACCCAGAAAGCCCGCAGCATTGGTTTTATTTGGAATGGATTAAGAAGCATGATAAAAGAAATGCACTGTATCTTCACTTTACCATGCGAGATAACCCAGGGCTGACGGAGAAGGTCATTGAGCAGTATGAATCCATGTTTTCCGGCGTGTTTTATGATCGGTTCATTAGAGGGTTGTGGATTCCGGCGGAGGGGCTGGTATATCCGCATTTTGGAGAGCATTGTGTGGTGGATGAAGAGCCTGCATCAGGTCGATATTATATTTCCGTAGATTATGGCACGCTGAATCCTTTCTCCGCTGGGCTGTGGTGCGTGACAAAACAAGGGGCGGTTCGGATCAAAGAATACTATCACAGCGGACGAAGAACCAACATACAAAAAACAGACGAAGAGTATTATCAGGCATTACGAGATTTAGCGAAGGGATATAATGTGGATTACGTTATAGTTGATCCTTCTGCCGCCTCATTCATTACGACAATTTTTCGCCACGGAGAATTCCAAGTGGTAAAAGCAAATAACAATGTTATGGATGGAATTAGAAGAACATCGGTTTATTTGAAAGATGGTCGGCTCAAAATACATCGTAGTTGCAAAGATGCTATCCGAGAGTTTAGATTATATCGTTGGGATGAAGATTCTACGGTAGACAAAGTAATTAAAGAAGATGATCATGCAATGGATGACATAAGGTACTTTTGTAATACGATTATGGTCCGGCATTTTCCGGTTATGAGGTGAAAGAATGACCATTGCAGACAAGTTAAAAGAATTAGGTTTCACAACGATCAATGAGAGTTTTTATTCCAAAGTTCAAGAATGGAAAAGCTGGCACGAAGGAGATGTGAAAGGGTTCCATCGCTATAAAATACGTAACGGGAGCGGTATCGTCCGGTGCAAGAGATATTCTCTCAATATGGGGAAGAAAATACCAGAAGATTGGGCAAATTTGCTCATGAACGAGCGTGTTGAAATTACGCTGGAAGGTTCTAAGGAGCAGGCGTTTATTGATCGAGTTTTTGAAGAGAACAATTTTAGGGTAAAATCCAATGAAATGCAGGAATTCGCTTTTGCCCTTGGAACGGTAGCGTTTATCCCACGTGTTGTTGGCATGGAGGTAACGGAAGAAGGCCCTGTTCCAGGGAGCGCATCTGGGATCATCATCGATTATGTGACTGTGGAACATATTTGGCCACTGTCTTGGCAAAACGGGGTTATCATAGAATGCGCGTTTGATAGTATTATTACGGTTGATGGTCAAGATTACTGTTACCTGCAAATTCACCATAAAGTCAATGCACTTTATGACATAGAAAATCGGATTTATCTATATAGGAATGGAAATGTAGATAAAGAAGTATCCTTGTCTTCTGTCTCTGGTTTCGAGAAGGTTCCACCTGTTGTTCACACCGGCTCTGGGAAGCGACGATTTGTTATTGATCGACCCAACATTGCAAACAATTTAGACTATTCTATTCCGCTTGGTATTCCGGTATATGCGAACGCTATTGATAACTTAAAGGGTGTAGACGTTGCATTTGACAGTTACGTAAATGAGTTCATCCTTGGCAAAAAGAGAATCATGGTAAAACCGGCAGTGACAAAATATATAGATGGGGAACCGGTTTTTGACCCTGATGATTTGTCTTTTTATGTACTTCCCGAAGACATTTCAGACGACGGTGCAGTAATTACCCAAATTGATATGACTTTGCGGACCAATGAACACACGACAGGCATACAAACTCAATTAAATCTTTTGTCGAGCAAATGCGGATTCGGAGAAACCTATTACCGTTTTGACGGAGGGAATCTTACAACGGCAACTCAAGTTATTAGTGAAAATAGCACCATGTTTCGAACGATAAAAAAGCATGAAATTATTTTAGAGCAGGCTATTAGGGAATTGTGCCAGATCATTTTGCAATTGGGCAACACAGCTATGAAGGCGGGGTTGAACGAGGATGCGAAAGTTACTATTGATTTTGACGATTCTATCATTGAGGACAAGACAACTGAGCGCAACAATGATCGGCAAGACTTAGCTGCCGGAATCATGAATGACTGGGAATATCGTATGAAGTGGTATAATGAAGATGAAAAGACCGCTAAAAAGATGCTGCCACGCATGGAAGATATGACTGACGAGGAACAGGATGAGGTGGAGTAATGCCGAGATATCCTTTCACTCCAGAAGTTTTAGATTCAATGCCAGAACCGCTCGCAAAGCTGTTTAGGGGGCTCGAAGATACACTTCTTATTGAGATATGTAAAAGGCTAAAAAAAGCAGGAGAACTTAATGAGGTAACAGTTGAAGCAATCAGAGCATTAAGGAGCCATGGAATTGATCTAAAAGAAATTGAAGAAGCAATATCTTCTGCAACTGAGATTGGAGAGAAAGAGTTAAATAAACTACTTGATGATGTAATTTCAAGATATCAAAATTATGCGAAGGAAATGTTGACAATCGCAGCGATTACAACGCCAAAGTTAATGATTAACGACGTGGATGTTGAGGCGATTAGAAAGCAAGCTCTTTCAGAATATAGGAACATCACTCGTTCGATGGGGTTTGTTGGGATGAGCAATTCCCAAAAAGTCATGTCTGCGTTGGAGGCATATCAATGGGCGTTAGACCAGGCGGAACTTGAGATTATGTCTGGTGCGATTGATTATAACTCGGCTATTAGGAAAGCTGTGAAAGGTCTGGCGGACAGCGGCCTAAAAACGGTTGACTGGGAAAGTGGACATAGAGATCAAGTAGACGTGTCCGTCCGGCGGGCGGTAATGTCAAGCATAAACCGAATGAATACAGTTTATATGGAAACATTGCAAGATGACTTGGAGACCGATCTCGTAGAGGTAACAGCTCATGCAGGTGCAAGAAACACCGGGTATGGGATTGAGAACCATGCGTCATGGCAAGGGAAAGTATATCGTTGGTCAAAGAAGCCGAAAACCTCAAAAGGAAAGTATAAAGACTTTGAGTTGACAACAGGTTTTGGACAGGGTGCCGGTCTCGGAGGTTGGAATTGCTACCACAGATATTATCCGTATATAGAAGGGGTATCTTATCGGACCTATACAGACGAGGACCTAAAGAAGATAGATAAACCGCCCTTCGTTTATCAGGGGAAAGAATATAATCAATATGAAGCAAGTCAGGAGCAGCGGAGAGTGGAAAGAACGCTTAGAAAACTACGAAGAGAAGCTAAGGCGTATGAAGCTGCGGCGCTTTCAGAGGACGCGCAAGCTGTAAATATTCGAATTAAAAGGCTTCGGAAATATTATGATGCGTTTAGCAAAAAAGCTGGACTTCCAACACAATACGAAAGGGCGGCGGTTACATATTGATCAAGAAGATAAACGGGGAAACATGGTTTTGTTGTCCGAATTGCGGGAAGAAAATCCATCCAGTGAAACCTGGGGCATGTGGCGTATATGTTATGTGCAAACAAAAAAGACAGGATGGGACAAGATGTAATTGGTCTGGAGAAATTAAATATAACTGATCGAGAGCCATTGAGCCATTGACTACCATATTTGGTAATTAATGGCTCGTTTTTTATGCCGACGGGCGTTAAACGGTGGCCGACGGGCCAAAAACAAAAAACGGAGGTTTGTAAAATGGCTGAACCTATTAACAATCCTGTTGTACAGGACCCGACACCGGGGACAGGTGGTGAGGTGACCTTTACTCAGGCCGAAGTTGACGCTCTTATCAGTAAAGAAAAAGCAAGAGCGGTAGCAAAGGCAACAAAGGGTATCCCGGATGAAGCTGAGTTAAATGCGTTCCGGACATGGAAAGAAAATCAGCAGTCTGAAAGGGATAAGTGGGAACGGTTGACTGGGGAGAGAGAGGCTCTTTCCGGGAAATTGACCGCAGCAGAAAACGAAAGAGACCAGCTCAAAAGAGATTTGTATGTACTTAAAAAGGGTCTTAGTGGGGAAGAGGCAGAATTTATTGCCTTTAAGGCCGGGAAGATGGTAGACGATAAGACTACCTTCGAGCAGGCCGTGGACGCACTCACCGCTGACCGCAAGAAGACCACCTTTGACTGGACCGCCCCTTTGGGCGGAGGAAAGCCCCAAACAGGAGAAAATGACGTAATGAATGCCCTTATACGGGGCGCACTCAAATAAGAAAGGAGCCTATCAATGGCCGATATTATTGACAGAAGTAAACTTTCCGGGCTTATCCCTGAGCCTGTGACCCGCGAGATTATCCAGGGCGCTGTTACGGAATCTGCCGTGCTTCGGATGGCCCGGCGGCTACCCAATATGACCAGCAAAACGCAGATTCTTAATGTGCTGGATGCTTTGCCCACCGCCTACTTTGTGAACGGAGAGGCGACCACTGGCGCATCCGATTCCAAGTCTTCTCTGAAAAAGACCACCAACATGGCCTGGGACAAGAAGAAAATTTACGCCGAGGAGATCGCCGTTATCGTCCCCATTCCCGAGGCGGTATTAGACGACAGTGATTATGACATTTGGGGCGAGGTTCGTCCCCGCCTCCAAGAGGCGTTTGGTAAGGTTATCGATGCTGCCATCCTTTATGGCACGGATAAGCCCACCTCTTGGCGTGAGGGACTCGTCCCTTCAGCTACTACCGCAAGTGCAGTTGTGACAGCCACCCGCGACCTTTTCAAGG